CATGGTCAGCCTGGGACAGCGAAGGCAGGGAGTGGAAATTCCAAAAAGATGTGAGCATTGCGGGACCTGACAATGAAAAATGCGAGTTGGTAACCCCAATCCTAACCTACTCCGACATGGAGCTTTTACAGGAGCTTATCAGACAGCTCAGACACGCAGGCGCAAAGAGCGACGCCACAAGGGGCTGCGGGGTTCACTGCCACATCGGGGCAAACGGACACACGCCGCAGACGCTTAGAAACCTTGCCAACATCATGGCGGGCCACGAGAGCCTTCTGGCGGACGCTTTGAACCTCGACAGGGGCAGGATGAACCGCTACTGCAGGACGGTTGACCCAAGATTTTTAGAGCAGGTCAACAGGAAAAAGCCAAAGACAATGGCACAGCTTGCGGACATCTGGTACACCTCAAACGGCGCGAACTACGGCAGGAGCCACCACTACAATGACAGCAGATACCATATGCTGAATTACCACGCAACCTTTACAAAAGGCACAATCGAATTCAGGTTATTCCAATTCGATGCACCTGCCGACGGCAAGCAGAACGGCCTCCACGCAGGGCAATTGAAATCATACATCCAGCTTTGCCTCGCACTCAGCCAGATGGCAAAGGAAGTGAAAACGGCAAGCCCAAAGCCACAGCAGAACGAAAATCCAAAATACGCAATGAGGACATGGCTTTTAAGGCTCGGATTCATCGGTGACGAGTTCAAAACAGCAAAGGAAATCCTCACAAAAAGGCTTGCAGGAGACACGGCTTTCCGCAACGGCAGGGCCGCTTGAAGGGTGCGGGTCGCCAGTGGCGACCTCTGCGAAGCAGAAGCACCGACCGAGTCGACAGACGAGACCCGCAGGGGTTAGCCTCCTGCCACCTTCCCGACCGCTTCGGCGGTCTTAAGGTGGTAGAAGGGTGATCCCTTCGGAAAGGACGGATAGCATTATGGAAAAAAGATATTATATCGCTTACGGGAGCAACCTGAACATCAGGCAGATGAGGATGCGATGCCCGTCGGCAAGAATTATCGGCACATCGGAAATCACCAATTACGAGCTGCTTTTTAAGGGCAGCAAGACGGGTTCCTACCTTACAGTCGAGCCGAAGGAGGGTTCATGCGTACCAGTTGCCGTGTGGGAAACCACAGCCGAGGATGAAGAGGCGCTTGACCGTTATGAGGGTTTCCCTGCTTTTTATTACAAAGCGGAAATGAAACTGCCCATCAAGGGAATCCGCACGGGAAAAATCCGAAACCGCAAGGTTTATGTCTACATTATGCACGAGGACAGACCCCACGGCATACCAAGCGGGTATTATGTCCGCACCTGCCTTGACGGATACCGTGATTTTGGGTTTGATGAAGAGATTTTATTCAAAGCTGTGGAGAACAGCAGGAGGGTTTGCCATGAAAAATAACGAGATTAGAATTGAGGTCTGCCCGTTATGCGGAAAGACCTACCACGGACGGCCTGCACTTTCAAGAGCCGACAATGAAACGCCCATCTGCCCCGACTGTGGAACAAGGCAGGCGCTTGAAAGCATCGGCGTGGATGCCGTTGAGCAGGATAAAATCATTGAAACTATCCACCGTTCCATGCACCCGTAAAGTACACAAATCCAGGGTAAAAAGATTGTGTAGTAATCGTATTGCTATATCCTTTGGCAGACGGTAATATGTGTACTACCGAAAGGGAAAACACAGAAAACGGAGGATACTACGATGAAAACGAAATTCTACCTGGATGGCAAAAAGACCACAAAGAAGGCACTGGCTGAGAAGATTGGAAAAGAACGCCTCGACCGCATGACGGCGGAAGCGAAAGAAGGGTTCTTCGCAGACCCGCTGGAGCAGCAGAGCTTCTTCCTCGGCAGCGCAGGGATGCTGACCATCGAATTCGCATAAGGAGGGAAACGCCATGAAAGACTTTACCACGATTGAAAAATTGCAGATGAAGGCCAGTGCCACATACGGCAGCGTATTGAAATTTGGGGATTATGTCCTGGTCACCGATGCGCATTACAAGGGCGGGTTCACAGCCGACATTTACGAGTTTGTGGAAACGCCGGAAGATACAGGGCTTGGTGATATCGAATGCCGCCTGAACCACATCGGCCATGCGGGGCAGACTTTTATTGACAACGGTCATGCAATTGCTTGGTGCATGGGGCAGGTCGCAAAATAAAAAGGAATATTCCGAAGTGCAGAGCCGGACGGCTCTGTATCTCATACAGATACATTTCAGGCTTGCCACCGGCAGGTCTTTTTTCATGCCATTTTGGAGGAGGGGGGATTTTGCGAAAATTGAAAAAATACAGACCGACAAAATTCAAAGCAAAGGCTTCTGTTTATGATGAGGATGCCGCCGATTTTGCGGTTGCCTTTATAGAAAGCCTGTGCCATACCAAAGGCACATGGGCAGGAAAGCCCTTTGAACTGATCGACTGGCAGGAGCAGATAATCCGTGACCTTTTCGGTATTCTGAAACCGAATGGCTATAGGCAGTTTAATACGGCTTATGTTGAGATACCTAAAAAGATGGGCAAATCAGAGCTTGCGGCGGCAGTTGCCCTCCTGCTCTGCTGCGGTGACGGCGAGGAACGTGCCGAGGTTTACGGCTGTGCCGCAGACCGTCAGCAGGCAACGATTGTCTTTGATGTTGCTGCTGATATGGTGCGGATGTGTCCTGCCCTCAATAAGCGTGTCAAAATCCTCGCCTCACAGAAAAGGATTGTGTATCTGCCGACAAACTCCTTTTACCAGGTGCTTTCGGCGGAGGCTTACTCCAAGCACGGCTTCAACATTCATGGGGTTGTCTTTGATGAGCTGCACACACAGCCGAACCGAAAGCTGTTTGATGTCATGACAAAGGGTTCAGGAGACGCAAGAATGCAGCCGCTGTACTTCCTTATCACAACTGCGGGGACAGACACCAACAGTATCTGCTACGAGACCCATCAGAAAGCGAAGGATATTCTTGAAGGAAGAAAAATCGACCCAACTTTCTATCCCGTTATCTATGGTGCAGATGAATCGGACGACTGGACTGACCCAAAGGTATGGAAGAAAGCCAACCCCTCCCTGGGCATTACTGTCGGGCTGGATAAGGTCAAAGCCGCCTGTGAGTCGGCAAAGCAGAATCCGGGCGAGGAAAATTCATTCAGGCAGCTCCGCCTTAATCAGTGGGTAAAACAGGCAGTCCGATGGATGCCGATGGAAAAATGGGACGCCTGTGCATTCCGTGTGGATGAAGAAGAACTGGAAGGGCGTGTCTGCTATGGCGGCCTTGACTTGTCCTCCACTACGGACATTACGGCGTTTGTTTTAGTGTTCCCGCCGCTTGACGAGGAGGATAAATATATCATCCTGCCGTACTTCTGGGTGCCGGAGGATACTTTGGATCTTCGTGTCCGCCGGGACCATGTCCCCTATGATGTGTGGGAACGCCAGGGATTTTTGCAGACCACGGAGGGCAATGTCGTCCACTATGGATACATTGAAAAGTTTATTGAACGGCTCGGCGAGAGGTTCAACATCCGTGAGATTGCTTTTGACCGTTGGGGAGCCGTGCAGATGGTGCAGAACCTTGAGGGCATGGGTTTTACTGTTGTTCCGTTCGGGCAGGGGTTTAAAGATATGAGCCCGCCTACGAAGGAACTTATGAAGCTGACCCTTGAGGAGAAAATCGCACACGGCGGCCATCCTGTCCTGCGGTGGATGATGGACAACATTTTCATCCGCACCGACCCTGCGGGCAACATCAAGGCAGACAAAGAAAAGTCCACAGAAAAGATAGACGGCGCTATTGCCACGATTATGGGGCTTGACCGTGTGATCCGCTGTGGAAATGTAGTGACTGAAAGTGTGTATGACCACAGGGGCATCTTATTTTTGTAAAGGACGGTGATCAGATATGGGATTTTTAAGAGGGATATTTCGGTCGAGGGACGCACCGAAAAACAGTACCAGCGGCAGCGCCTACCGATTTTTTATGGGAAATTCTTCAAGCGGTAAGCGAGTAAACGAGCGTTCCGCCATGCAGATGACGGCGGTTTATAGCTGTGTCCGTATTTTATCTGAAGCTGTTGCGGGGCTCCCGCTCCATTTATACAGATATACATCTGAAAACAGCAAGGAAAAAGCTACGGATAATCCGCTGTATTTCCTTTTGCATGATGAGCCGAACCCTGAGATGAGTTCCTTTGTTTTTAGGGAAACGCTGATGACCCATCTGTTGCTTTGGGGGAATGCCTATGCACAGATTATCCGAAACGGCAAGGGCGAGGTTATAGGGCTGTATCCGCTGATGCCTGACCGTATGAATGTTGACCGTGACGAACACGGGAAACTTTATTACGAATATATGGTGAGCAGTGACGACGCACCGATAAATAAGGTTTCCACTGTGAAATTGCAGCCGTCTGATGTGCTGCATATCCCAGGGTTAGGGTTTGACGGACTGGTGGGATATTCTCCAATAGCGATGGCGAAAAACGCTATCGGCCTTGCCATTGCCGCAGAGGAATACGGAAGTAAGTTCTATGCAAACGGAGCCACTCCAAGCGGAATACTGGAATATCCCGGCACGGTCAAAGAGCCTGAAAAGGTTCGTGAAAGCTGGAACGCAGGGTTCGGAGGCAGCTCCAATTCGCATAAGGTGGCAGTTTTAGAGGAGGGCATGAAATATACACCGATTTCTATTTCCCCTAACGAAGCACAGTTCTTGGAAACAAGGAAATTTCAGATAAATGAGATAGCCCGAATTTTCAGGGTGCCGCCACATATGGTGGGCGACCTTGAAAAGTCGAGCTTTTCCAATATCGAGCAGCAGTCTTTGGAGTTTGTGAAATATACCCTTGAACCGTGGCTTGTCCGTTGGGAACAGGCCATGCAGAGGGCATTAATTTCACCAAATAACAAGGCTGCATTTTTTATCAAGTTCAATGTTGACGGCCTGCTCCGTGGGGATTACCAAAGCCGCATGAGCGGTTATGCAACGGCAAGGCAGAACGGCTGGATGTCGGCAAATGATATCCGTGAGCTTGAGAATTTAGACCGCATCCCCAAAGAGCTGGGCGGCGACTTATATCTGATCAATGGAAATATGACAAAACTCGCAGACGCAGGAATTTTTGCGTCGGGCGGAAAGGAGGAAAAGCAGGATGAAGAAGTTCTGGAACTGGAAGAACAGGACAGTGGCCAATCAGGAGACACAGACGGAGCCGGTGGAGAGGACGCTGTTCCTGAACGGCACAATCGCAGAGGAAAGCTGGTTTGATGATGATGTGACACCACAGCTTTTTAAGGAGGAACTGAACGCAGGAAGCGGCGACATTACCGTCTGGATTAACTCACCCGGCGGCGACTGCGTAGCGGCGGCGCAGATTTACAATATGCTGACCGATTACAAGGGCAATGTCACGGTAAAGATAGACGGCATCGCGGCATCGGCGGCAAGCGTCATTGCTATGGCAGGCAGCAGGGTTTTAGTATCGCCCGTTTCCATGATGATGATCCATAACCCTGCCACCATTGCCTGGGGCGATTCAGCAGAAATGCAGAAAGCCATCGCAATGCTTGACGAGGTAAAGGAATCCATCATCAATGCCTATGAAATCAAGACGGGGCTTGACCGAAAAAAGCTGTCAAAGCTGATGGACGCTGAAACCTGGATGGATGCGAATTCTGCCGTGGAGTATGGCTTTGCGGATGAGATTATGCAGAGAAATACAACGGAGGATATTGAAATCCCAAAGGTCGGCATGACATATTCCCGTGCGGCGGTTACAAATTCTTTGATGGATAAACTGTCAAAGAAATGCCGTATCACACCAAAACAAGAACCGAAAACAACAGCCGATTCCCTTATGGAACGGCTGGATTTAATCAAAAACTGGAGGTAATTTATTATGACGATTCAGGAATTAAGGGAAGCAAGAAACAAGGCATGGCAGGGTGCGAAAGCCTTTGTGGAGAGCAAGCGTGACAAGGACGGCCTGCTTTCCAAAGAGGATGCCGAAGCCTATGCAAAAATGGAGCAGAAAATCAAGGATTACAGCGCCGAGATTGAGCGTATGGAGCAGATGGAGGCAATGGAAAACGAGCTTAACAAGCCCGTGAATACGCCGATTGTGGCAAAGCCCATGCAGGCAGGAGGCAGTGAAAAGCCTAAGACCGGAAGGACGTCTGACGAATACAAAAACGGTATGCTGACAGCACTCCGCACCAACTTCAAGCAGGTATCCAATGTCCTGCAGGAAGGCGTGGACGCTGACGGCGGTTACCTCGTTCCCGAAGAATACGACAGCCGCCTGATCGATGTTCTGGAAGAGGAAAACATTATCCGCAAGCTGGGTACGAAAATCACCACAAGCGGCGACCACAAAATTAACATTGCAGCCACAAAGCCTGCGGCGGCATGGATCGAGGAAGGCGGTGCGCTGACTTGGGGAGATGCGACCTTTGACCAGATCCTTTTGGACGCGCACAAGCTCCATGTGGCTATCAAGGTTACGGAGGAGCTGCTCTACGATAACGCTTTCGGACTTGAGAACTATATCATAACACAGTTTGGCAGGGCGCTGTCCAATGCCGAGGAGGACGCATTCTTAAACGGCACAGGCACAGGCCAGCCGCTTGGACTGTTTGCGGCAACAGGCGGCGGCACGGTTGCAAGTACCGTTGACGCACTTTCTGCCGATGATGTCATCAACCTGGTTTATGCCCTCAAGCGCCCTTACAGAAAGAATGCAAAATTTATCATGAACGATAAGACAGTGGCACAGATCCGCACATTCAAGGACAACAACGGTGCGTATATGTGGCAGCCTGCACTGACCCAGGGCGAGCCGGACAGACTGCTTGGATATGAGGTTTACACTTCTCCTTATGCCCCGACAGATGCCATTGCTTTTGGCGATTACAAATATTACAACATCGGCGACAGAGGTACACGTTCTTTCAAGCAGCTTACAGAGTTGTTTGCAGGCAACGGCATGATTGGCTTTGTGGCAAAGGAGCGTGTGGACGGAAAGCTGGTGCTTCCTGAAGCCGTTCAGATTTTGAAAATCAAGGCGGCAGCCAAAGCGGCGAAAGCATAGCCAATGATTGTGCCGCCCATATGCCTGGGCGGTATCAGCTATAAAAAACGAGGTGGTGGGATATATGGTTGTAACACTGGAGGAAATGAAACAGTATCTGCGTGTGGATTTTGAGGATGACGATGCATTTATCGAAAATGCCCTGTGTTCTGCCGAAAGCCTGTGTGCGGATATCGCCAGGCTTTCGGCAGATGAGTTTTCACAGACTTCCCCTGCAAAAATAGCCGTTATGTACACGGTAGCATATCTGTACGAACACCGTGAGGACGCAGACCATCACGCACTTACCATTTCCCTGCGTTCCCTCCTTGAGGGAGTCAGGAGGAGTGAGTTCTGATGGATATTGCGCTTTTGAATGTGAGTATTGCTTTGCAGAAAAACACGGTTGTTGTTGACAAGATAGGAAACCACAAAAACGAATGGACAGATTATTATACCTGTTATGCCACTGTCAGCAGTGAATCACCCAGTGAGAATACAGACGCAGGAACGGTTGTGGATAATTCAAAGATTGACTTTACCGTCCGTTACTGCAAAGCCGTTTCTGCGGTTGATTCCACAGGCTATCGTGTTATGTATGGCGGTGAGATTTATAACATCCTCGGCATTGACCATAAGAATTTCAAAAAGAAATCGGTTAAGTTGAAATGCCAGAAAGTGAGGCGGTAATATGGGCAGGAGAATTTCCATTGACGCACTGGCTGATACCGTGATGGAGTGCCTGAATGATTATGCGGAAGTGTCGGCAGAGGGCATGAAGAAAGCCGTCCGCAAGGCGGGAAATACCGTAAAAAAGGAAATCGGGGCCAATGCCCCAAAAGATACGGGAGCTTATTCAAAAAGCTGGGCGGTGAAGAACACAAAGGAAAATTCCCACTCGCTGGAGGTTACGGTGTATTCTAAAAACCGTTACCAGCTTGCCCACCTTCTGGAACACGGTCATGCAAAGCGGAACGGTGGCAGGGTTGCAGGAAAAAGCCACATTGCACCTGCGGAGCAAAACGGTATCCATCAGCTTGAGGCGGAGATTGAGAGGTGCTTAAAAGATGGATGAGATTATAAAGATGCTTGAAGAAATACACCTCCCCTTTGCCTATGACCATTTTGCAGAGGGCGAAGCGGCAGACCCGCCGTTCATTTGTTACCTGCTTCCGGGAAGTGACAACTTTTCGGCAGACGGCAGGGTGTATTTCAAGGCAAGTGAAGTAAATATTGAACTGTACACCGATTTCAAGGACTTGTCGGCGGAACAGAAAGTGGAGGCTGTGCTTGACAGGCACGGCATTTTTTATGATAAATCCGAAGTGTGGATTGAATCGGAAAAGCTGTATGAAGTCCTTTACCAATTTGAAATGGAGGTTTGATTTATGGGAAACAAAGTCAAATATAATCTGAAAAATGTCCACGCAGCTAAGATGACCGAGACGGTTACAGACGGGGTGACATCATTTACCTATGCAAAACCGAAAGCCATTCCGGGGGCAGTGTCAATCTCCCTTGACGCAGAAGGCGACTCTTCCCCTTTTTACGCTGACGGTATTGTATATTTCCGTTCCGTTACCAACAACGGGTACAGCGGCGATCTGGAAATCGCCCTTATCCCCGAATGGTTCAGGACGGAAATTTTGCAGGAAACACTGGACGATAAGGGCGTGCTTGTGGAAAACAGTGGCGTGGGCGAAAGTGTGAAGTTTGCCCTGCTCTTTGAATTTGACGGGGATGTCAATGCAATCCGCCATGTGCTGTATAACTGCAGCGCAAGCAGGCCAAGCATAGAGTCTGAAACAAAAGAGGATACCATTGAACCTGGCACGGAAACGCTGTCCATTACCGCCGACCCCCGTTCGGACGGTCTTGTAAAGGCAAGGACGGGAGATACCACAGACAAGGCGGCTTATGATGACTGGTACAAAAATGTGTATGTCAGCCCTGCGGCTGAATCTGGGGAGGGAGCATAAATGCTGAAAAAGGAAATTGAAATCTGCGGGAAAATGGTGCCGTTCCGTTCCTCGGCAACCATTCCCAGATTATATCGTGCAAAATTCAAGCGTGACATTTTCAAGGATTTATCCAAGCTGGAGCAGTCCTACAAAGGCAAGACAGAGGACGGCAACGAGTTCCAGATTGAGGATTTGGAGATATTTGAGAATGTGGCATACATCATGGCTTACCATGCCGACAATTCCATCCCGCCAACCATTGAGGACTGGCTTGACCAGTTTGATATGTTCTCCATCTATGAGATACTGCCTGAAATCCTGAAACTGTGGGGCGAGAACATGGTGGCGGAGGTTGAGTCTAAAAAAAACTTCGCCCAAGTGAGCGGCAGATGACAACACCATTGTTCCTCCTGCGCTGCGTAGAGATTGGCATTTCCATAGCCGACCTTGACCTTCTGACCATCGGGCTTGTACTGGACATCTGGACGGAAAAAGCCAATGATGATGTAAAATACAGAAAGAAAGCCACACAGGAGGACTTTGATAAATTTTAGATATTGTTCACCACTTTTTCACTTTGGTATGGTATACTATAGTATACAAGTCGGAGTTTGTATTTAACAGAAAGGAATTGTATTCCAATGAAAAGAACATTTTCTATATTTATGATTGTTGTTTTAGCTATTTCATTATGTTCTTGCTCTAAACAAAATTTAGCAGATATGACAACATCCGTGACTGATGATTATGCAGCTATTGTATATGGTGATAAAACCTATGTTCCTTATGGTGCTTTATCTGCTTATGGTGACCGTGGACAACAAATCGGTATTATAGACGGAGATGAAAATCATAAGGTCTATGAATGTAAGGGGTATTCCTCTGATGAATGGATCGTAGCTGCTCTTCCTCATGATGCCGCCATGTTATATAGAGAAATAGATGTTACTGATATTCCAAATGGTTGGCAGTCAGAATATGAATGGAATCAATAAATTCCAGCTTTTAGAGGTGAACAAATGGAAAACAGAATTGATGAGTTACATAATAAACCATGTTATGTAATTGACTTTTTACCCCAACAGGTATCTAAAACAGCTAATGGACATTTTTTTGATGTTGAATATTACTTGCTTAACAGTGAAAAGCGCAATGAAATGAAAAATAAATATGTCAATATCATTTTGAAGCTGATGTGCTATTACCGTGCTTCCGTTTTGTGGAATGGGTGGAATGATAATCCGAAACCAGAGGATATAGATGACGCTATTAGAGAGATTATGGAAAATCACTCTGGAACTCTAAATATTCTGTTTTCAGAGGAAAATGTTCTATTAGTTTTTGAATGGGATTGTCTGAATTTAACAGCTTATAA